TCTACAAACAAGTCTTCTTTTATTGCCTTGAATATATATCGTAGTTCAATAGCATTATCGAAATCGAACAAATCGGTATCATAAGAACTAGTATCATATCCTAATTGTTGCCACAATCTTTCACTAAGTTGTATTGTTCCATTACCTATACCCTTGAGCATTAAACTCTGGTCAGAAGCCACTTGATAAATTTCAAAATTTCCAAAAGGATTTTCTACTTTAATAACATCACCAGCATTTAAATCCAATTTAAAAATATCTACGTAACGTGCAACACGATAATTAATTTTAGTTTTGCTATTAAATCCTTCCGAATACCAATCAACAGTTGACCAAAATTTTTCAGTATCAAATTTTTGCAACTTGATCATTTCACCTAAAGATCCGTCGTATTCTTTTTCAACAATGGTCCAGTAATTGTCATATTCAGAATTTCTTTTTATTAATACACGTCGAGGATAGACAATTCCAGTTCCGCCGCCAGTGGCGTTAGCAGTAAAAATTGTCCCAACACTATTGGATATTGCTCCCATATTAGTGAAATCTGTATTTCCAACAGATGATATGACATAATCATGCCCAACTACTACATTCGCAGATGATATGCCAGCGATATACCCAAACTCTGCCAAAGTATCAGTTGTGAAATCATAGTCATTCTGACTTGGTTCAGGATCTTTAGCATATAAATTGTCAGAATAAACTTTGTTTTTATCTATAATCTTAGATGTCATTGGATGTTTTAACAAAATTCCGTTGACATACATGATTACATTTTTTACTGCAGATAGTCTATCATTTATTAAAGTTTGATTAGGCTTAGTTGACAACCCTATTCTGTTGCCCATAGGCAACGTTAAGTCAGGCACTAAATTATTTAAAGTATCAAATCCAACTAGACTATCAATTAATTTATCCTCTACTCGTTTATTAATTTGGCTATTTGGATTGCCTTCTTGGAGTAACTCAAATTCGTTGAATATTTCAGTATCAGTTTGTTTAGTTTTAAATCCGATGAATAGAATTACATCCCCTGATGCAGTATACTGCCCAATATTGTAAACAGCAATGCTGTTATCTTTTAAACATGCCACATAAGGAATATTTTGCAATCCTGGAGATACAATCATCTGAGAAATATTTGATATAGAATTCTTTTTATTTCTATCAGAAACTGAAGATTTGTTCTTTACCCAGTAAAAATATTCTTCCCTTAATGTTTTTAATACAGGATCAATGTGTTGCATTATTGCATATGCGCTGTTATCTTGATGCTTAGGCACGCCGTCGTAACCTGCCGCAACATATTCAGAAGGCAAAACATCTGATTTGGTCCATTCATAAACATCAATAGAGCTACCAGGGAAAATATTTCCCCAATTGTTTAATCTATATTCCAAGTCATATTGTGTATAATCCACAAACCTAACAGAATCAATATCCCACCAAATGATACCAAGTTGTTGTGATCCCCAATGCAATTCTGGATTTATGAAAACACTTGAATTACTACCTTTGTTATATTTCGCCGGATCATACGATGAAATATAATCAATGTCATCTTGTGCCACACCTAAAATCTTTCCTTTTATTGGATCTATATAATCTAAGTAGGTAATAAAAGATTTGTCTCTATTATTATAGATATATAAGCTGGTCAAACTATCAATGTCTACAGTAGACTGTTGACTTTCTTGATGTTGCCACAGTAAATTAATGTTACTAGTGAATCCAAAACTAGAGGGTGCAATACCCTTTGCAGATATTAATGTATTTTTAACAATAGGAACTTGATTTTTAAAAGTATTACCTATGACATAAGGATATACCAATTCATTGAAAGCATTAGTGGATATAAAATAAGCATATGTGCCATTTGGATAATCTGGTGTTACGCAGTATCTACCATTATGTTGGTCTAAGTTCCCATTACCATCATATTCATAATCCTGAACAAAAATTCCCATCGGATAAGTGTCCAAGTCAGTTGCTTCAGTTAAATTTCTATAAGAAACATCCTTGAGTCTATATCCAGAAAGAATTCTACGAATACCGCTAGAAGAATCCAATGCATCAATATACCCAAACGGACCGTATATTGGATAGCCGTCTATAGAAAACCCAATAATTTTACTGTGCCCATCGGGATGGGATAAACTACCATCAAAGTATTCAATGCTGTTAATCTCAGATGTTGGGCTATTTTGTTGCCAGGCTGTCAATGGACTATCAATATATAAATATTGATTGTTTATATTAGATATGCCATTAAACTGATCTATTTCAAGATTGGCAAAATTTTTATATCCTAGATTGTAATTAAGTTCTGATACTGCAGTTGACCCATCAGGAATAAAATCGCCAAGATCAGGACTTAAAATAGGCACTCCATTAAGCCAAAAACCTACAATGCCGTCAGTTCTGATTGATGGTGTTGTATTAGAAGTTATATCACCAGCATGTAATTGCCAAATTCTATTATACGTATTTTCTACCGCAACATTTCCATATGCATGATACGGCAATCCATTAGATCTTATCTGGATCAAGCCATTGTTTATATTCCATTCTGTATTTGGCGTGCTAAAATTATTATGATAAGCAGATAGTAATTTGTATATAGACCATGTCTTATTACCTGAATCATCTACCCAAGCAATATCCGCCACTTCTCTAGAAACGCTGGACATTTTGCTATTACGTTCTGCGGTATTTGCATATCTCAGGGTGGATAGCACATACATCTCACCAAAACCTTCAAGTGGTTCCTGAACGAAACTTAAAAGATCTATGTTAAAAGTTACCACAACCGTGTTATAATCTTCGACGTTCACAACTTGATAAAACCCGTCAAAGTTTTGTTCAAAGTTTTTTATCGCAAATACTTCGCCTATTCGTAATCCATGATCACCATCAAATACTATTTTTATCTTGTTATCTAAGCTATATTCAATAGCAGTTGCAAAGACATTTGTTTGATTAATTTTAAATACTTGCCAATTATTGCCAAAATCTTTAGCCACCCATAATTTAATCCCATCAGATATATTATCCAAAACAGTATTGTTAAGTTCTGTGTAATCGGTCAAAGAAAATAATTGGTAATCAACATCACTGATGTTAACATATCCAGCAGTAGGTAAATCATTTTCACCAATAAAATTATCAGGTCTATTTAAAAATACAGAACCATTGTAATTTACTGGATAATTGTATAAATCTGTTTTAGACAGATTTATAATCTTATCACTGCTGGATTGTTGTCTGGCTGTTGTTAACTCGAAAGATATAGGGTTTGTTTTAAACTTGGTGGGCAGTAACGGTATTTCTATTTGTTGACGTAATTCAGATGCACCATATTCACCAACCCTAACTGCCCATTCTTCATAAAATTTTAACTGATTAGCAGTCTCATCAAATTTTCCAGCATATAAAGTTTTAATTGAATCTAATGATCCCTTAGCCTTAATATATCCTTGGTAAAATTTACTCTGCGTAGTCTGGTCCATACCTAAATTTTCGAGATAAGGACGACTACGGTATCCTATCAAACTATTACTGAATAGATCATAATTTTCATTTATAGTTAAACTATCTATATTATAAAATTCTTCAGAAGCAACTGCATTATAAGAAAAATTAGGCAGTAATCCAGTCTTTATATCAATATCTGTTACCTGCCATTTGTTGCTATCGAAATAATTTTCTGCAACATTTTTTTGTAATGCTACATAATTTTTCTGTTTATATCTAACAAGATCACCTTTAACATAGTCCTTACCTGGCTGCCACATTTCGACCACACCAGAACTGTAAATAAATCCTGGAGCATGCAGTGAACCGTTCCAATTATTTGTCTTATTACCAATTAATTTTATTCTATACTGTCTATTTCCCAATTCAGATTTATAAATGGTATCGTTAAACACTGTTTGATTATCGAAAATTAACACATGCTCGTATTGAACTAGATTTAGATCTGCAAAGGTAACAGTTTGACCTGATGTAACTTTTATTGTGGTCAAGTCAGTATCTTTTACCAATGTTATTTCATTTAGAGGTATGGTTTTAAATGAAGGGTTCAGAATCTGAGTTTCTTCAAATTTATTTGATATTTTATCAACCACCGTAGTGTTGTTTAATACTATTAATTTATCAACTACAGGGCTTAAAACAATGACGTTACCTGGAGACCAACCTTGTAAATTCCAGGTTAAAAACTCTTTGGCACTTAATACCCAGTTTTTAACTTGTGAAAGATCTGATTGATAATCTTCAAAAACAAAGCCCTGTAAATTCAAGAAACGTTGATAACTTATCAAAAAGTCAACAACTTCTTGCGGGGTAGTTAATTCATAACCATAAGGAACAGTAACTAATTGATTTATATATTCCTGGAATATCAATGCTCTGGAACCAAGAACTTCAATGGCATAAAACTTTCCCTTTAATTCACTCGGAATTACTGTGAAATAAGGATTTGAAAGATCATATCCTGATATACTGTAACCAGTAGTAGTTTTTTCTACTATCACTGCGCTATAAACAACACGTTGTCTTGGGACACTTTTATTTAAAAATAACTGATAATTTTCATCTGGAACAATAACCGACTCGCTAGTGCTTGTTGGACTAAATTGATCAACTAATGCTGTTAAATATTTTTTGTCACTGAATCCAGCCATGCGATAAGATAAATTAACGTCAGTATTTTCAAGTTTTCTACTAATTAATTCGTCTGCATTGAACCCCAAATTGACATTATAATCTTTTATCCAATTTACATAACTTGCAACCCTGTCTATTTTACCATTTGTTAATCTACCATTAATTTTTATATCAGTTATTGTAGGTCTTAACTTTGTATCATAAATTTCTATCTGACCATGATCAGCATTTTTTACTATTTTTGTGGTGTCTGCCATCAGCGCAAAATACTGTGCAGGTTTCATTAAAGCCAATGCTTTTTGAACTGCGAAAGGATATTCACTTGATCTTCTCCATGCAGATTCAACTGGACTTACATCTCCAATAGAAAAAGATTGACTGAAGTTTGTTCCATTAAAGTTCCTGACTAATTTTAAATTAGGCGGTATTAGTTGTCCCGAACTATCAACTGGAATTATTTTACTTAATAATGGTCTAGCATAGGTTGAATCGTAGGTGTTTAAATTACGATTATATCCCAATTCAAGATCTTGCCACAATTTTGTATTAGTGGAACTGTAAGGTGGCGGGCCATATTCAGTGTCCCACCAAGATGGCTTTTCAGTTATACCCAATAATTCCCATGGATGTGAATGTGGACGATCAGTGTCATAAAAATACCTATAAATTCCACGCCAGTATCCCACTAGTTGTTCTCCAGAAATGGAGTCTGTAGTCTGATTATAATTCCATGTGAATGCATCATTTGATTGAAAAAAGTTATTAGTGCTATAATCTATTTGATTGGCACCAACCCATCTCATAAAATCTGGAGTTATAATTTGATTAAATTCAAATAATGTATAATCGTTATTTCTGAATTTTCCAGGAATTATTTTATCCTTGTTTAACAAATCTTTGGCATAAGAAACTTTTATATTATTATAAATTCTTTTTTCTAATTCTAATAATAAGTCATCACGATAATCATTAAACGCAGGAGTTAAACTACCATCATGTCCTTGTATGACATACAATTGATCTCGATATGAATCATCTAAATATTTTTTTGGCAGGAATTTAGGATATAATCCTAATTTAGTAGGAGTTTCTGGAACATAGCATCCATCAGTTGTTGGATATCCACGAACAGTTAATATGTCACCAACCGTTAGTGACACGCTGTTATTCAGCGTTATGGCTATAGAATTAGAATTAAATGTATAATCAATCCCATACATCAATTGAACATTATTTAAATAAACTAAAATAGCCTTTGCAGTTGGTGAACCAAAGTCATATAAC